GTGAGGTTATGACAGCCTCGCCTCACCCCTCCTTTTTTCATTATGGACGCACACACGCGAAGCCGAATGCGACACCTGTTCGGTGGGGATGTCCCGCCGGCCACGGAGAAGATGTACGACCGGATCAAGGAAAGGGTCGATGGGATCGGCGGTGCCAGTCATCCCGACCCCTGGATCCTCGCTTTGATCGCGGAACTGTCCAACAAGCCTGTCAGGCAACCGACTGCTTCAAGGAAGAAAAAGGTCGAGGTAAAGACCGGTGGCTGAATCAACCCTTGCAATGACATGGGAAGATATTCGTAACCTCGTTTACCAGCAGAGCCTGGGCGGCGGGTCGACCGGATATACCGATGAGACGGATGCTGACAAGAAGGCGCTGGTCGACTCGATCTGCGAGTCGGGCCTGCGGCAGATTTACCAGCCACCTCCGATGCAGGGGAAGGTCCACGACTGGTCGTTCCTGTACACCCAGGATTCGATCAGTATCGAGGCACCCTATTCCACCGGGACGATTGCTTTTGATTACACCGGGGGCACGCACGAATTGCAGGTGACCCTCTCTGGTGGCACCTGGCCCGCGTGGGCGATCGAGGGCGAGATCGAGATCAGCGGGGTGGACTACGGTGTCGCGACTCGTATCAGCGACACGGTGATCCTGCTCGATAGCAACAACAACCCCGGTGAGGACGTGGCTGCTTCGACCAGCTACAGCCTGCACAAGGACGATTACAACCTGCCGGATGATTTTGGGTCCATCATCGGTTCCTTCAGTTTTGCCCAGAAGGACAACGCCTGGTACACCTGCAAGGTCGTGGGTGAATCACGAATCCGCGAGTTGCGCCAGCGTGATTTCAACCAGAACTTTGCCAACGGTGATCCCCAGTTCGCGGCGATTCGGGCCAAGAACAAGACGGACGTGAACATCGGCACCCGCAGCGAGGTTCTGTTCTGGCCCTCGGTGACTGCCACGGCGACGGTGAGCTATCGCTATCGCGTGTCTGTAAACAAGCCGATCGGCTCCAACGATTACGTCGCTGGGATGCCGGTCCACGCTGAGACGATCCTGTACTCTTGTTTGGCCGAGGCCGAACGGAGGATGGACGGTGAACGTGGAGTGCTGTGGGAAAAATTCATGGAACTGCTGCAATCATCGATTTTACGAGATCAGCCGGAAATCCTCGGTTATAATGCTGATGACTCCGAGGGACGGGAATTGTTTTCTCATCACCGCTTACTGTTGTACGGCAGCGGTGTGACTTACAAGGGACAGGGATCGTAAGGAGGTTGCTATGAGTGGAAGGCATAAGTTGCACGATGGAACTGGCGTCATTGTTGCTGACGAATCCGGGAACAAGTTGATCGTCGTTGAAGACCTGGGCAGCGCGGGGGGTTCTGCGCCGTCTGACGGAACCTCTGGCTATGCCAAGGGTTGCTTGATTTTCAACTCCGGTGCCGCTGATGACGACATCGACGCACATATCTACATCAACCTGGGTTCGGCCACCGACAGCAATATCGACAAGTTGACTGTCAACTAGCGGAGGTGACGAGTGGTTTCTTCAACAACAACAGCCCTGGGCGAATTTGACAATATCGTCTTCGAGGGCAGTGGTCAGAAGTACGCCAAAGTGGTACAGGCTGCTGGGACAGGGGCAATCGTTTCTGCTGTCACCGGCAAGAAGATTCGAGTTCTGGCACTATTCGTTGCCCAGGAAAAGGGCGCTGCTTCAGTGGTCACCTTCAAGGATGGGACCACTGCGATCAGCGGTGACATCATTATTGCTGTCCAGAACGATGGTCAAATTGTCTTGCCATATAATCCTGCTGGCTGGATGGAGACCTCAGCTGGTGCGGCGTTGCAGGTAACTGTCGCAGACGGGGCTATCGCGGGCTTGATCGTCTATGACGAGATCGCGGCAGGATGACGGGAGTAAGAGATGCCTCAAGCAAGAGGGTACGCTCCCGAGTTGCAGACGATGGGTTTCCCTATCGGGGGCATCAACGAGGGAACCGCTTACGAGTTGCAGCCTGAGAACACCACGGTCGATGCACAGAACGTGCGTCCGTTCCCGGCTGGTTCCACCGATACAGCTTCCGGGCTGAACTCCAAGGCGTCTGGTCGGGCCAGAGGTGGTCAGCGCCCCGGTATGACCAAGTACCTCTCCACGGCCCATACCACGGACGCCACGAGATTGATACAGGATATCAATCACCTGGCCTGGTCGGATGTGACCCCGCTCTCTGGCAAGGGTCACTCCATCATGAACGAGTCGACTGACGGTTCGTATCTCCTCGTGGATTCTGAAGGGACGCAGCAGGGATCGGATGGCGGGGTGAGCACTGAGGTGTTCAACGTCAGTTGCTGGGGTCGTGACGGCTTCGGATACATCGCGACCGTTGACAGTTCCCACAAGTTGATCATCCGCAAGATCAACAAGAACGCGGAGGTGAAGCTGGACTGGACGAATGCTGATATGCCCAGTGTCCAGCTGAGTTCAGCGACACGGCAGGTGCGTGGCATGGTCGTGGTCGGGAACACGCTCTATGTGTGGGTGAAGAACATCAATGGAGTCAACGGGGAGGCGGTCTATCGTGTCAGCACCTCCACCGGGAAACTGCGTGAGACGACCAGTGGTGATGGGACACAGGCTGATCACTGGATTGTCTCGGAGCACCAGACGACTGGAAAGTTCCTGCACTTCTATCCAAGCAGCGGGAACACCTCTCAGACTGTCAACCTGATGACTACAAGCGACGGGTTGCTGGGGATGGTGGTGCTCAATAACAGTGGCAATGCAGGTTCCTCAGACACGGTGACTTCGACAATTGCCTACAACGCAGCGGCTACCGGGACCAACTCGGTTCAGGTGAGGCTGGAGGCGTTGACTCATCTTAGTTCGAGCCTGATCGCCTGCACTGGTGGTCCGCTAGGGACCGCCCCGGTTATTGTGGAGTTCCAGGGTGACCTGGGCCTGCAGGATGCAGCGACCCTTCTCGCGGATACCAGCAGCCTGACTGGTGGGACTGACGGACTGGTCGTGGCAATCAGTCAGCAGGGTGATGCGCGTACCAACAAGAAGTTGAGCATTACTTCGGATGCAACGGGCGGGACGTTCACGCTCTCACATAATGCCAGGCTGAGCGTGCAGTTGATCGATGTCGAGACGGGGGAACAGGTCTCCTGCACGGAGGTGCAGCCCTACGGGCCTGACGGGACTCCTGCTGATACGAACATAGAAGCCGATATTGCCGCTGACGGGCTGGGCAATTTCTATGCGATCACCGCGTATTCAACGGGGAGTTTCACTTTCGCCCTGACCAAGGTAAACAAGTACGGTGTTCAGCAGTGGCAGAAGACGCATTCGGGAGTTGCCCGGAGCGTCTGCTACAACCCGGTGAAGGATCGGGTGGGTGTCTGTGGTGGCAATGTCTTCGGAAGCTCCAGGACGTTCAGCGAGTTTGCGACTGATGACGGTGCGGTTTATGCCTCATCGTCCCAGGACGCTTTCGGTGATTCCCCGGAGAGCGTGAGCATCTGGAACGTGATCGACGTGGATGACAAGGGCGGTTACCGGCTGTTCCGCACGGAGACCACTTACAACATCGCGAGGATGACAGAGGCGACTAACCCGGCAGAAGACTGGATCGGATCGTTCGGTGCGGGAACGGCTGCTCACACAGGGGCCTCCTGTGCAGCTGCATACTCGCTGAATCCAGAGAACTCCACCTCCAAGAGGCAGACAGTGCGTATCGCTGTCTCGGGTGGCATCGTAAAAGAATTCGATGACCTGGTATGGACATCGATCACGGACGGGGGAACTCTGAATACCCCGGCATTGGAGCGGAACGCCCCGGTGATCTTTTCCGCACAGCTGGGGACAAACCTGTTCTATGCGGATGGGAGGAGCGCACAGTATTACAAGGGTTCCACCAGGGCGATGACAACGTGGACTCCAACGGCTGGCACCCTGCCGATTGACAGTTCCAGCAAGCGCCCCACACTGATCGAGAACTGGCGTGGCCGCATCGTGATGTCCGGGACGGAGCAGGACCCTGCCGAATGGTACATGAGCAAGGTGGCCGATCCGTTTGACTGGCAGTATGCACCGGACGCACTCACGGAGACGCAGGCTGTCGCGGGCGTGAATTCGCCTGCAGGCAAGGCACCTGACATCGTCAAGTGCATCATCCCGGTTAGTGATGACATCCTGATATTCGGATGCGACCACAGTATCTGGCAATTG